AAGGGTTTGCTATTCAGAACTTCATGGAAGGCGACAAGTTCAAGATTCGTGATGTTGATGAATGGAAGAAAGCATTTCAAAAGATTGATGAACTGAAAGGCAAATATCCAGAAGTTCGTGGTCTTGATCTTCGTAAGCCAAAAGATGTTTTCAAGTTGCATATGTTTGTAAAGAAAACTGGTGTCAAAGAGAATACACTGAAAGCGATGTTGGACGACTTAGTACGCTCAGGCGCCGCATCTAAAGGCACATTACCAAATATCATTTTCGATATCACACTCAAAGACATCGGTGATATTACTGATGTTCTGCCACAACTCAAGGCTGTTGGATATGCACCGAGAGATATTCATGTGACATGGGTGTTGACAAACTATCATACCGCTGTACAAAACAACGCTGGCAGAAGCAGAGTCGTTCCTGCTGACATTCTGTTGAAGACGCATGAGGGTGCATCTAAAACAATGTCAGAGATCATTAAGGGCAAAATGCCACGTGGTGTTGACGGTGCAGTAAATGTCATTTTGAACAATAGAGAAAATACTATTCCGTGGAAAGACAAAGACGGTAAACCCATCAAAACATCTGCGGGTAATATCGTAGTGAAAGACTTCACTTATATTAATCTAAAGAAAGAAGGCAAACGCTTCAACAGAGAAGCGAGTGTACAGAAGCAACTCTTCGACTGGATCAAAGACAATGTTCCTGACACTGCACTTCAAGCAATTGACGAACCAAAACAATAGGAGATAATTATGCCACTACCAGGTTCAAAAAGAGAACAAGCTATGCAGAAACAGTTTCTACAAGAGATCGTAGAGCCTGAGAATCAAACTACTCCACTAGAAGAGTTTGTGCAAAGCCAACAAGTAGAGGAAGCTGTTGATGAGCAACCAAAGCCAAAGAAAAAGCGCAAGAAGGTCCTCGGACTCTTTTGATCACTTGACAGATTGGGTTGATGAAAAAGAAAACACCAATCAAACTCTAAAGAATGGTCTTTTGAGTTTTCTGAAGTATGTAGAGAAGGTGGAAGATGAGAAACTTCCTAGGCAAAAATGACTTTGTATGGTTCTTCGGCGTCGTGGAAGACCGTAATGACCCTATACGACTCGGACGGGTGCGTGTACGGTGCTATGGTTGGCACACCGATGATAAAGACAAGATACCTACTGAATACCTCCCATGGGCTCAAGTCATACAAAATATCACCTCTGCGGCTGTTAGCGGAAAGGGCTCCTCGCCAACAGGATTAGTTGAAGGTTCTTGGGTAGTAGGTTTCTTCTTAGATGGATCAAGGGCACAAGAGCCTATTGTCATGGGAAGTCTTGCAGGTTTTCCTGAAAGTTTTGCACAGACAGATGTTGGGTTCAATGATCCTAACGGTGTCTTTCCTCTCTATACTGAAGAAAGTGATGTAAACAAACTTGCTAGAGGCACTAACAGTATCAATAAAACGCCTGATAGTGTCACTGGTGAACCAGCATCACCATATGCGGCAAAGTATCCAAAAAATCATGTGTATGAATCTGAATCAGGTCACGTCATTGAGATTGATGATACTTCAGACGCAGAGAGAATCCATGTCTTTCATAAGTCAGGAACTTTCATTGAGATGCATCCTAATGGTGATGTTGTAACTCATCATAAAAATGGATTTAGAACAGTCACTGGTAATGACAAACTACATGTGACAGGCGACTTAAATATCGTAGCAGATGGTAACATCACAATGGACGGCAAAACAATCAATCTAAACAGTGGCACACAAGGTGCGGCTCGTATTGGTGATACTGCTGACACTGGTGATGATCCACCTGGTATTTCTGGATCTGATGGTTCAAATAAGATTGAATCTGGATCCAAAACTGTCTTTATTGGAGACTAAATAGTATAATATCTGATAGATCACAGAATCATTTTATCAGGTTTTTAACATTTGTCAAGAGAAAAAAATGAATAATCATGATAACCTTGTAAATTTGTTTGAGACTTATATCGTTGAAAGTGAGAAGTTTGAAGGTGGTAACAAGACCGCTGGTACAAGAGCAAGAAAAGCACTAGCAGAGATTGCTAAGTTATGCAAAGACCGCCGTGCAGAAATTCAAGAAGTCAAAAACGGATCGTAAATAAAAAATGGCAGGCACTATAGAAAAGACAGTTTTCAGTGATTTTGACAGTCTCTTTGTCACAAATCCAATCACTAAGCAACTGTCGATAAACAAGAACAGAGAAGCAGTGAAGGAATCGGTCAAGAATCTAATTCTGACTGATTACTTTGAGCGTCCATTCAAGTCTGATATCGGATGCTCTATTCGCTCGTATCTCTTTGAATTGTTTTCACCTGCTTTAAAACAAACTATGGAAAATGCTGTTCGTGAAGTCATAGACAACTATGAGCCACGAGCCGATTTATTAGAAGTGCATGTTGAGGACAATTCCGATAGAAATGCTATCACTGTAACTGTTGTTTTCTCTGTTCGTAATGACCCCACACCTGTTATTCTAAATGTAATTCTAGAGAGAGTTAGGTAATGGCTGCCAATACATATCTACAAGTAACCGAAGTCGATTTTGAAGACATTCGTACAAATTTAAAAAATTTCTTAACTGCACAGACACAGTTTCAGGACTACGATTTTGAAGGCAGCAACATGGCGGTGCTGTTGGATATTCTTGCATACAATACACACTACAATGCATTCTACACGAACATGATTGCAAACGAAATGTTCTTAGACACTGCACAGCAAAGAGATAGTGTCGTATCAAGATCAAAAGAACTTGGCTTTATTACACGTTCAGCAAGAGGTGCTACAGCCAACGTGACAATCACATTTACTGGCATTGCAAACACAGTGTCAGAATTTACGATTCCAAAGAATAGTAAGTTTACCACGACTATTGATGACATTGCATACACATATGTCACACCGCAAGCGGAGATCGTCAGGAATTCATCAAATACGTTCAGTAAAGCGATATCCATCACTGAAGGCGAACCCCTCACATATCGCTTCACAGTGTCAGATTCGAATCCACAGAGATATGCTCTTCCGAATAGAAATGTCGATACAAGAAGCATTTCAGTAAGAGTACAAGAATCTGCTACAAACTTAGCAAATACAACTTTCACACAAGCGACAAACATTACCGAAGTCACTTCAACAAGTCCTGTCTACTATATTCAAGAATGTGCTGACGAACAGTTTGAGTTATACTTCTCAACTGGCGCACTTGGTAAGCCTCTGAAAAATGGTCAGATTATTATCGTAGACTATCGTGTCTGTAACGGCTCTGATACAAACGGCGCAAATACATTCACTGTTGATACACTCAATATTGAACCAAACTTCACTTCTACTTCACTGACTGTGAATAAAGTTGCCAGAGGTGGACACGAAATTCAAAGTGTAGACTCTATCAAGTTTGAAGCACCGAGAAACTTTGAGGTACAGAACAGAGCGATTATCAAAAATGACTATGACAGAATCCTGTTGAATGAGAATACAGACCTACAGTCAGTCACAGCATTTGGTGGTGAACTAGCAGAGCCGCCCACTTTTGGTAAAGTGTTTATTGCGGTGAAGCCATTTGGTGAACAGTTTGTAACCGCTGTTCGTAAGACAGAGATTCGTGAAAGTATTCTAGACAGAACGCCCCTCGGTATTGATCCTGTTATGATTGATGCTGATTTCATTCATATTATTCCTACAATCACCTGTGTATTTGATCAGTTGAAAACAACTCTCACAGCGGCTTCTACAGTAGCGGCTGTCAAGACTGCTATTGATGCATTCGATGAGAAGAACTTAGAGAGATTTGGTAATAAGTTAAGATACTCTCGCTTTGTTCGTGCGTTAGATAATGTGAATGAATCTATTCTAAACACTGAAGCATCTTTGAAGATTCAAAAAAGATTTGTGCCAGATACTCAGCGTCAACAAAAAGTAGAGCAAAGATTTAGTAACGCTCTTCGTCCGGGCTCTTTAGAATCTACTGAGTTTACATTCCAGAACTTCCAGTGTTTCTTCTCAGATGATAGTAATGGTACTGTGAGTATTGCTCGATTTAATGATAATAAAGTTAAAGTGAATGTTATTGCAAATGCAGGAACAATCAACTACGACACAGGTCTTCTAGAAGTTGAAAACTTCAAGCCTACAGCTTTTGACGGAATTGAAATGAAAGTTTCTGCTGAACCTGTTAATCTCGACATCACACCAATTCGTGAGCAAATTCTTATCATGAAGGGTGCTGATGCAACTATTACAGCGAGACCGGAATTAGCGTAACATGGCAATCAATGAAAAGCTTTCATCACTAGTTCAGAATCAGTTTCCTTCTTTTTATCAAGAAGAGGGCCCAAACTTTATTGCCTTTATCAAGGCATACTACGAGTATTTAGAGCAAACTGATAAGCAACAGCATGAACTAAAAAAGCTAGTTGAATATAAAGATATTGATGACACTCTTGATGAGTATATTGAATATTTTCGTAGAACACTCTTGGCAGAAATTCCTGAGACAATCGTTGCTGATAAAAGACTTCTTGCTAAAAATATTAAAGACTTCTATCAATCTAAGGGCACAAAACTATCTTATGAATTACTTTTTCGTATTCTCTACAATGAAGACGTTGAAGTAAACTATCCTGCTGACCAGATTTTAAAAGTATCTGATGGCGACTGGAGAATAGACAGATATGTTACAACTACACATGACAGAAACAATCTAACTTTCATTGGTAAAACAGTTACAGGACAAGATTCTGGTGCTACTGCACTTGTTGAAAATGTTGTAAAGAGAACTATTCGTAACAGAGTTATTGATCAGATTTATCTATCAAACATCAAAGGAACATTTGCTCACTTAGAACCCATCTCATTGTCTGGCACTAGTGGTACTCCTCATACGCCTATCATTGAAGCTGGTATTTCTAACTTTACAATCGTATCACCTGGCGGTAGATATAATCAAGGTGATGTTGTTGAAATTTTATCAGACGACATTGGTAAGTTTGGTAAAGTCGTTGTCATTTCAACAGAAGACTTGCAAGGTGCTATTTCATTCTCTCTGCTCGACGGTGGCTCTGGCTACTCTTCAAGTGTAAATGACTCAACTGTCATTAATTTTGTTGGTGGTGACGGTTCTTCTCCCGCAAGCTTTACAATCGAAAGAGGCGATCTAAACGATACTTTTGCGATTTCTTTGAATATCAATCTAGTTGGGAGTAACAATGTATTCGGTCAGCTTGGTCCCACTATTTCTGGTGTGGGAAGAATGGACAAGTTCTCGAATACACTACTCTCAAGTCCTGACTTTGGTTTTCAAGAATCTGGCGAAACTGTCACCGCTGGTAGAGATTTCAGATCACACTCAAATGCAGTAATCGTTCTTGCAAACACTTCTGATCCCGGTCTTGTAGTCAATGATAGTTTGTTTGGCGTTACATCTGGCGCCAACGGAAAAATCACAGAAATCAGACGAGCATACAATAGTGCTAATGTCATTCTTGCAATCGATGGTTTCAAAAACTTCACTGGCGGTGAACTTGTAAGAAAGGGAACAGCTAGTGGAAATACAATGGGTTCTGTTTCTCAGTTTTCTGGAAACACAATCGGCTATCATGTTTTACAGTTCGGTAATACACCAGGTCAAGTCGTAACCGCTGGACAAGAACTTGTGGGTAGAACGTCTGGTGCTTTTGGTGTTGTAAAGAAAGTCGTAAACACAGCGGCTAACGGATATTCTCGTGGTGTTGGTGGTGCTGATGATAGAGACTTGGTGACTGTACAAGTTACTTCAAATACTACAGCAAATCTAACTTCTCAGTTTGATGTTGGTCCTATGAGATCATTCTTAGAGAATGAGGGCTTGAGAATCGTTGGTGCAAATACTACTGTTGGTAATGTAGTATCAACCACATCAAACACAAAGATTGAAAATATTCATACGAAATTAAGCGACTCTCTTCTCTTTGAGGCTGCAACGATTGGTACAATCGCAAAGATTTCAAGTCGTGTTGGTGGTTCTGGTTTCAGTGTTGCGCCTACGATCAGTGTTATTGATACAAGCGTATCAGCACTTGGTATTGGTGAACAATATCTCACTCTGCACTATGATGATCAAAACTTTGGCACAGGCAACTCATCTATTCTATTGATTGATACAAATGACAGAGTATCACAAGCAAACACAAATGCATCTGGTGATGTAAAACAGAGGGTATCTAACAGAGTATTTGCAAACGGCACTTACGAGATCGTGGTTCGTGTCTGGCAAGACGAACTACAGAGATCGCCAGGAAACATCACATTTGCAAATAATCAGCATCTAGATGTTCTGTTCTTTACTGATGCATCACAGTCAACGCAAGAAAATGGCAGCCCAGGTGTTGCAAAGA